ATATAAGGATTATTCTGACTTGTTCTAAACGCATTAAAATTTCTATTCTGATAAAGATTTGGTTCTAATTCTTTAAATTGCTCTTCGAGTTCTTCAAGTTTACTATCAAATTGCCAGAAACTATGCCATAAATCACTAAATGTGCTATAGCCTATGCTTTTCGCATCGTCAACAGTACCATAACTTATTTCATTTATGGCTTTATTTATTTGTTTTTCAGTTAATTTAATTCTCTTAGACATATTATTTATATTTCTATATAAATATATTTAAAGTTTAACTAATTTCAGTTTTTTACCTCCAAGATTTTCTATTTTAAATTTCTTGTTTGTTGTTTTTTTTGTTTCTGTGACCGGAATTTCTTTTTTAGAAGATTTTTGCTCTACAACTTTCTTTTCCTCTTTTTTAATTTCTTTTTTTTCTTCTTTAAATTTATCGATTACAGGAATTCTATTTTTTTTAATTTTAAATTTATCATTCTCTTTTACAAAATCATCTTCATATCTGTCTAAAAGAAATAAATTTAATAATTCTAAATCTACATCATAATTTATAATTCCTGTTTTAACGAGAAAATCTAAAAACGCTTTTGTTAATTTGTAATTAACATTTTTTTCATACCATACAACAACAGATTCAATTGTCATAATTATTTTGTTTTACTTATTGCAAATTCATTTTCAATTAATTCATTTTCTAAATCACTAAATAAATATCCGAAATTTGATATAATTAAATTTTTCATATTTTTCAAATTTATTAATTTTTCAGAATTCTGTTTCACAAAAAATGTAATCGAAAAATATTTCTTTTTATTACAAATTAAATTTTCAGGATTTATATCAAAATCTAAAATATGTTTTGTGTCAAATATGACACTACTTCTTAAAACTTTTGTTAATTCCTTTTTAAAGTTTGTATATGCTAAATTTATTGGTGTTTCAAAATCACCTTCATAAGTCGGGCAAATCCACATTTTGCCGGAAACATAAATTACTTGTGGGTCATTTTTATTTACACTTCCGTATTTTAAACTTATGTTCTTACAACCGTTTAATTTAATTTCTTTATTTAACCTAATCATATATATTTCATTTTATAAAATATATATTTTTTTTATTACCAGTCAAAAAAAAGCAATCATTTATGATTGCTTTTATCTGTTACTCCATTCACGGAAATCATATTGCCTAAATATATAAGCAAGGCATTGTGCTAAAGCCTCGTTACCAAGGCATCTTACAATTGCAGCGTTTAGTTCTTCATTACCAAATTCTGCTGCTGCCATGTTATATGCTTCTTCAGCCTCGCTTGAGTCAACAACCCATCCACCGTCTTCGGCTTCTTTTAAAATTCTATTAACAGATTCTTTTACTATTTTTCGTAAATTATCTTCTGTGAGTTTTATTACTTTTTTCATATTTGTATGCTTTCATCTTAATTTTTTATTATTCTATGTTACATATATTTCTCATGGTCACTGTCACTTAATACTGCGCCAATTTCCAACAACTTTGCAATATCTCCGACAATGTTAGATTTATCATACTCCTTCAACATAATTGTTTCTTTCAAATTAAGCAATCTTTCTTTCTCGCTACCGTCATTTTCAGAAATCATTTTGTTGATTTTCTCAATACACTCTTTTTTAATTTTTTCAAAAAGGCTCTGTCTTCTGGATTCAGCAACTGAACTATTTGCCATCATAATATCCTTAACCAATGCTTGTTCAGCCTCGTTCAAAGAATTTAACTTCTTTTCAACTTGCTCTGCCATTGCAAGAACGTCTACCTTCTTATCGTTTTCTTTCTTGTTTTCAACGATGTACTTACTAACATTGTTAATACTGTTTGTAATCTCAGTTAAGTTATTAAGCGTTTTCTTATGAGTTAACAAATAATCACAACTCTCATTGAACTTCATTTCTTCTTCGCTCAACTCCTGTGTTGGTCTGATTTTATGCTCAATCAAGAAATTTGCAAACTTTCTATTTGACTTCTTTAAAGTTTTAAAATCAATATCGTTTTCAACCAATTTAAGAGATTCGTTGATATAGTCTTTTGCGTCACCATCGCAATTAAATTGCTTCAATGCATTATAAAACTTGAACTGGGCAGATAAATTTTTATCTTCCTTAATCATTTTAATACATTTAGACACAGTTTTCTTATCCTTAATTATCAACTTTGGAAGAACACTTTCAAAAGTTGCATTAAGGTTTGTAAAATTCATATCCATTGTAGCCATTTCATCATTGACAATCTCCTTGTATCTTTCATAAGCATCTTCCATTTCCTGAACAAACTTATCAGACATTTCAGTATCGCCATTTTGCATAGCATCAGAAGCCTTTCTAACCGCTTCTTGCCACATTTCTAAATATTTTTGCTTTTCGTCCATAATATTTTTTATTTTCCAACCGTTGAGTATAATAGCATATTGGCATCAGGCTTCAAAAGCACTGGTGGGTCGCCAGGTCTATTATTACATGAGTATTTTCTATTATTATTTAAAAATGAAAAATCTAAGTTTTTCTGTTTATCTTTGTCAAATATTATATAGTGCCTTCCATCATGACTAGCAGCGTCTCTAAATGGCGTTACGCCTTGCTTTTTAAGATAGTTAGACAACTCTTTCTGTGCCTGTGGGTCATCAATATCGCAATCAATCAAAGAGCCAGGTCTGTATTTACTATCTTGCGGTTTACCAAGCCTATGATGTAACTCTCTTCCACCATTTCTACCAAATCTTTTATCTTCTTTTGCTTTTTTAATCGCGTATTCCATTGACCTTTTGTTAATTGTCATATACGCTCTAGCAAAAAAAGCATTACAAGCAACTTTAATTGCTTCTGCATTTCCATTAGAATAAAGTGTATCGGTTCCCATTTCCTGAGCAGCCCAAGGGTTAAGATGTACCACTGCGTTTTTAATTGAATTGATGCAATCCTCTTTGGTTCTTCCTCTGACAATTACATATCCAACATGATTTTCTCTTCTTGTTCCATCCATACCACCTACACTACTCCACCATTTATGGGTTCTATTGTTTGGATGCCTTTTATTGTACCCTCTATAATCCTTATATCTTGCTTCTATTTTTATCCACCATGTGTTATCAGGATTCATCCATAAATAATTGACCAAATCAACACCTAGTTGTATATTATCAACTATGTCTTGATGCGATTCCATTATAATGTTAAATTCCTTTCTTATTTCTTCACTTATGATGCTATCGATAAAACTCATTAAATTATTTTATTTATAAATATTTTACAACACGAAAAAAGGCTGATTATTCGTCAGCCTCTTCTTCGTTATTTAAAAAATTTAATGAATCAATCATTTTTGAAAATTCTTCATTAATCAAAAGAGATTTATCATATATGTCTGTTCTCTCAATTATGCTTTCCTGTTTCTTACTTCTCTCGATTCTGTTATCAATCTTGTTAAGATATGTTTCAAACATATTATCAAGAATTTTATTTTTCTCTGCTAATATTTGTTTAGCCTTGCTTTCAGTCAAAACATTTTTAGATTTCTTTCCCTCATTTGCAGGAGGTGGTGGCGGTGGTGTTCCACCTTCAGGCGGTGCCCCGCCTTCCATGTCTCCAGTTGGTTCTGCACCTTCATTTCCTGAAATGTCTCCTTCTGATTCTCCACCAGGTGCTCCTAATTCGTCTAAGCCTCCACCGAAGCCGCCTCCGCCTCCAGGCATTCCTCCGCCTCCAGGCATTCCACCATCAGGACCTCCCATCTGTTGGTCTTCTTGATATTCAGCACCAGGCTCTCCGTACATTCTATCAACAATATCGAAGATTCCTGTTCTCTTAATAATCTGAGTGGTCTTTTCAAGTTCTGCTGCAAGACCCTTTTCAAGACGAATCTCTTCAAGGTTCTCTTTAATTTCCTTATCAGACCATTTCATAATCTGCTTTAAGGCACGTGTCTGAGACATTACTGGTAAACCATTTCCTGGGTCAGATACTGCGTCTCTAACTGCTGAAATCTTTTTCTGTAAGTTATCAATTTCAAGTTGTTCCGCTTGAGTTGATGGGTTATTCATTGTAAGGTTAAAGTTTGTAAGGTCATCCTCAAATCCTAATAAATAAAGATGAATACTTGCAATCTTTGTTAGTTCCATCAAGAATGCTTGCTGCACTCTATTGATAACACGTGTGAAACGAATATCCATAAGAGCAAGGTTCTTACCATCACCAGCATTTTCCTCAAAATTCAAGAATGACTTTGGAATTCTAAGTGCTGTCAACACCTTATTCTGAACAAACTTAATGTCATCCATAGCAGTTAAGTTCTGTGCTGCTGAAAGTGTATCAATAGGAGTTGGCGCATTTTGGTCTCTTACTGGAATGAATATATCTTGGTCTACCGATAAGATATTCTTTCTTAAGTCAACCTGACCTGTCATTGGGTCAATGATAGGGGTTCTCTTAAAGTTATTTGCAATCTGCTCAACATATGCCTGAACATCAGCATCGTCAATCGCTCCAACGTAAATCTTATAAACACGTCTTTCAATTGAACGCTCAAGACGATAGATAAGCATCATATCTTCCATCAATGAAAGCATTCTCCAATGCCTACGTGCTGCGTTAAGGTAACTTGTACCATAAGGTAAGCAGAGAGAGTTTGTAAGTAACCTAAAGTGTGCTATCTGCCAATTTCTGAAAGGAACTTGGCTGTTATTTTCATCCAACCAAACAAACTTTGTTGCAAAATCATCGCTATCATACTCCTTATTGTTAACTGCTAGACTTTGACCACTTCCATAAGGATTTTGAATGCCATTCTCAAGTCTTTCAACATTAAACACTGGTAACTGCCTCCAACCTTTAATACCTAACTTGTTATCAATGTCAAGCATCATAAATTGGTTTCCATATTTACACATACCTCTAATAACCATAGGGGCTGTAACTTGAAGGTTAAGTCTATTCACAAACAAATCTTCTAGAATTGCTTTGATTCTTTCTGACTTTGAATAAACGTTAACAATCTGTCCTTTTTCTCCATTCAAGCAACTTTCCTCTGCCACAATATCAAGTGCTGCGCCAATTTCTGGAAATGAATCCATAAGGTCAGCATCACGATACATAAGTTTAACGTTTGTCAAACCTGCAAATGCAGTAACAGATAAGTCTATGTTAGCCTTAAGCCATCTTTCTTTAAGATAGGCATTCTGCTGTAATTCTAACTTTGTTCTTTCATAATCACCCTTGTCCTTTGTCCTATAAATGACAGAATTCGCACCAGACATATCATATGAATTTATATGAGGCTGAAAACCTTGGTCTGATGTAAAATTGCCCTTTAATGCTCTTTCAAGGGTTTGAAAAACAGTTAATTTATTTTTTGCCATTAATTTACAATTTTATAAAATATATTTTATTAACTATAAATATAAAGATTAATTACTTATATCCTGAGAATAGCCATAAATAACTTCCTTGAATACCAACACCGTTTGCATTTTTATACTTATTCAAAGAATCGTAGTTATAGAAAGGTAATCCATTATTAGGCGTGATAGGTCTATTTTCTATCATTCTATTTTGATTAACTTGCATTGCACCAGTCATCATATACGCATTCAATATTGCCTTGTCCTTATCTGCTGCCTTTTCCATTTTCTTATATGAGAACATCATAACGAATAATCCCATTGCAAGACAGGTAATTGCATCATCGTGGCTACCATCCATATGGTCCATTCTCTTTGCTTCACCCTTGAATATCCATGTATTCAACTCATTGATAACTCTTACAGACCTAATCTTGAATTCATTATTTCTAACCATATTCGCAAAGTTTGCAAGAACAGGGTATCTGTTACCTTGCATATGGAAACCAGGCATAACATCGACATTATCCAACTTATATTGCTTACTTGATTGTTGAACAGTATATTTTTTCAATTCTGAATCATCATAGAATAGATTCTTATATCCCTTGTGTATAAGTGTAAACAAAGGAACATCACCAAGTCCATTCGTACAGTCAATAACAACGTATGCGTTATTATAAAGTGTCGCATAATTGAATAGCAATTCTCCTACTTCATCACCAAGTTTCCTTCCATAATATTCTGCAACTTGTTCAACGATTGGCATTCCATTTTCATCCCTACCATCCATATCTATTATCTCAATGGCTGTAAAGTCCTCAGAACTACCTCTACTAACATCACAAGATGCGATATATCTATGTCCTGCGATTGGTGGCTTCCAGAACCATGTTTCTTCAACCATTTGGTCTTTCATTTCCTCAAGTGGCTCACGAACATTAAGTTTCTCCTGCATATCAATATATTCAGGGTCAATAACGTTATCAGAAGAACCTACGAATGATACATCCAACTCCTGAGCGATTTTCACCTTATCATTGTTGAATGATTTACACATTTCCTCATACCAAGGTGAGCGTGGAGTCCAACCTTTCTGTACAAGTTCTTCCCAATGCAATTCATCGTATTTAACTGTTCCTGTTTGGTCTAATATTGGTTCAATAATCCATTCTACTTCACCAGTATTCTTATTTTTCTTAAACCATTTAAGGTTCTTATTATAACGTGGGTCTTGATACCAACGGAACTGAACAGCAATAAAGTTATTTTCCTTTGCCAAAGCCAAACGGTAAGTGTTGTAGTACAACATATCCTTACCATTAGGCGTTGACACCATAACAGTCTTTGAATTTGGGTTTGATGACATTGTAGCAGCAGCAGTTGCATAAACAGCAGTACCATTTTCAATGAACGCTGCCTCATCAAGGATAAGAATTGATACGGCTGAAATACCACGGGCCGCATTTTCACCAGATGAACGTGCTACAATTCTGCACCCATTAAATAACTCTAACTCTGATTTTGAGTCTTTCGTAAAAATACTTCTTGAATTTTTTTCTGATTTTGGGTCAGGTGAATAATAATCATCGCCCCAATACCATCTTGGAACTTGTATAAGGAAATCCCTAATCTTGGTAATCAACTGTTGAGCAAGGTCAAGTTTGTTACCAATACAAAGGATTGTCTCAGGAGCATCTGCATCAGCAAAAGCACATTGTGCCGTTGCCCATGCAGATGTTAAAGTTGTAATACCACACTGACGAGGCTTAATACTAACAACATTTCTATTACTAGCAAGGGTTTCCAAGAAAACTCTCTGTCTTGGGAAAAGCATAAACGGAGTTTTCTTACCTTTCGTTGCATCGAAAGTGTATAAGTATTTTTCTATAAACAAGATACGTGATTTGTCAGCATAACATTTAACGTAATCTTGTAAGGCTTCATTCATGTCTATCATAACATTAAATATTTAAAATTCTAATAAATATATCCAAAAAATGAAAAAGTTGGAAACTTTTAATCATTTCCAACTTAAACTTTAGATTTATTAATGATTTTCACTTTATTAGCATCAAAAATAACATAATTGTAAGCATCTTCTGCTGCACCATCTGGTTTCTGCCATTTTGTCCCGGATGGATATTTTATTCCATCAAAACCACATTGCATAAGGAATAAAGACGCTGCCTTTTGGCTATTAAATAAACTTCTCAAACGACCGTATACACATCTACCTTCAGTGGTAGGTTTTTGTGTGTAAAATCCACTAGAGAAAAAGTCATCATAATCATCACTATTTGAAAGGATGTTTATCATTTCGTTTGCTCTATTAGGGTTTGCTTTTATCCATTGTATATCTCTATATAAATCACATTTAAAACCATAATCTTTATTAGCAATTAAATTAAGATATTTATCATGAATTATTAAAAAGCCTCTTAACACACGTTTCATAAATTCACTTGGGAAATGTTCATACCATTCAAAATAATTTTCACCATTATCATCTGGTATTTCTACCTCATATAAGTATGAATCAATTTTAGGCATATTCTTAGCAACATATAATAGTATTTTATTAAAAACATCTATACTTTTCCCAAACTTATCATGCTCCTTTACTTTTTTTTCATAAAAATTTATCATGTTATTCAAATCACCATGATAAACCTTAATAGTACTATTTATGTCTGTGCATACATCATCAATTGAAAAATACTCGTTGCCACCATATATTTCCATTGCTTTTTCTGCAAATGGCTTAATTTGCTCTATGTTATCGCCAGATATACTAGAATATCCATTAGCCACAGCTTTATCATTTGTGATGTATGTGCCCCATCCAAATGATTGTGAACCGGCGCCAGTATTCAAATATTTTTTATGGTTAAACTTATCAAAATCAGCACCGCTTCCATGATAAGCCATCATTTCATCAGTTTCATTTTCTTGAATAACATAATCTCCAAGTTCTTCCTTTGAAAAATCTCCATCTGAAATAAGGCTTGTGTTTATGTTTTTCTGGTGAATTCTATCCTTAAAAGTTTGATAATCAAAATCGTGTTCTATTTCAGAATCCATGTGTTTTGCAATGATTTCACCCTTCTTTGTTCCAA